GAATTCATTACCAGGATATTTAATACCATTTTTAAGAACCACTCTATTTTGTAGTTGTTGAGGTGGTACCCAACTAACTTTGAATCTTCCTTTTGGATCAGGATAAAATATAACTTGTGAATCTTTAACGCCATTAACCCATTGAAAGTTACCCGTTGTAACTCCTAGTGTTCTAGACATCTCTTCGTTATAATCTACCTGCTCATATATTTTTACAAGATTAAATATACTGTTCTTTGTCTCGTCTCTAAACGCGTGTTCTTCAGTTCTAGGGAATTGACGGTAAAATTCATTTAAAGCATCTTGATCATCTTTTAGACCATCAACTTCGTTTTGCCAACTATCTATTACACCTATATCTATTAGTTCACCGTCTGGGGCAAACACGTCGACACTAGGAGTAGTGAATACTGGAATTCCATGCTCGTCAATAAATCCTTCGTAGTTCCATTCCATTGGGATAAACAAAGAGTATAAACCAGATTTTGTCTGACCGTTTCTATTTCGCTTAGTGACATCTGATGCATTGTATAATTTTTTAAAGTTTTCACCACCTTTGTCTAGGGCGTTGGAAGTTGAGCCCATCATACACTTACCTATGATTCTACTACCTAACCTAAGACATGTTTTTGTAACACGCCAGTTATTTAATATATTATCTGGTCTTTCCCATTTACCACTTTCATCGTGTACTAGTAAAGCTAGTTTTTCACCATCATAACTATTATCACCAGTATTTTTCCAATCAATAGTTGTGTCTAATCCTTCTATATCTTCCATGCCATCAGTAGCAGACATTTTCTTTCTAGTAAATTTACTAGCTGGAACTCTATACGCTAACTCTGACTTAGGTCGATCCATACCATCTTGTATAGGCTTGAAAAAAAACGGATAATTTATACTTATCGGAACTACTTTATCAGTAAACATCTTCTTAGCGTCTGCACCAGTTTTAGATAAGATACCATATCTACTATCACTCGATATAGTGGCTAAATTAACTGTTTCAGCAGATGACATGAACGAAAACCCTGATCTTCTGTTCTTTAGATAGCACATACCGTAACATCTTTTATCCGCTTTACATGCTTCCCAAAATATAAAGAATAGTCTATTTGCCTCTCTAAAATCAGGAGCACCTACATCAATTTTACTCCATTGAAGATACATATAATGTGTTCCTACTATATACGTTGGTTTATTATCATTCATAAACCAAAACCCTTCTTCTCTCCTTTTAAACTCCTCGTCTATATAATCGTACCATTGGTCCTTCTTCTCATCAGGATAATTTCTCCAATCAAATATGTTTTTAATTCTGCTTAACTCTTTAGGATATTCTTCTTTTACCCATTTGTTTTCGGGGTGCACGTACACTCCTTTTGGTTCCAACGGCAAGCCAATTCGCAAGTTTTGGATTTCAAGTATTTCACCAATTTTTCCCGTTTTAGAGATAACCACGATATCATGTTCTTTATTGTATCCATATTCCCATTTTTTATTTTTATTAAGACGACTAATAGTAGTTTTCTTAATAGGTTCAATTACTTTAACTAAACTTTGCTCGTACATTACTTAGATCTACCTTCTGCGAATCCTTTAAAAGTCGTTTTCTTTGTCTCTTCAGGTGTTTTTCCCTCAAGCAAGTTTTCTTCTTCTTGAATTCTGTTAAGTATTTCGAATGCGTCAAATATAGCTAGTTTTTTAGTAGCCGCAGCATTTTTTAATCTATCAGCTGATATATCATCATCAGAATCTACAATAGCTTCTTTAGCCACTTTAATCAACTCTTCAACAGCCTTGTGCCCAGCTTGGATTATATTCTTCTTCGTCTCCTTGATATTCATATTTGATTGTAATAAAATTAGATAAAACTCGATACAGTCTTTCGTTGTCAACGATAAACTCATATTCGCTACTTGGTCTAAAACCAATTAAATCACCAATATTTACGGTACCATCTGAATATTTAACAATACCTTGTAATGGTTTTTCTGATTCGATATTAAATTGATTTATAGCTTTTAATGGTTTAACAAAACAATATCCTTTTGGTGCTAACCATTTATTTTTTCTTTTATATAGAAAAATCTGGTCATTATTTATAAAATAAGTATCTTCATTGAAATAAGCTTTACTATTCTTTTCAATACCTTTTATATTATGCCATCTGCGAAAAACATTATGATGTACTATAACAGTATCACCAGATTTAATATCTGTATTGCCAATTATAGGAACTGATACAACAATAGCTTCTCTATTTACATATTGATGATTGAAGATCTCGGTGTTAAGTATTAACTCCGAATCTCCAACCTTTTTTTTATTATTGTATCTTTTTCCTTTTGGCCTTACAACAAAGTTGTAAACACTTTTCATTAGTATTCAAGATTGTATTCTACAGATACAGCCATGTTTTTGTTAAAGTCTTTCCATGGTAGCACGTCTTTGTTTTTTTTAATATAAATAGAATATTTATCTTTTTCTTCTAATATATCACAAATAGTGTGTCCACCATAAACCTCTTGACCAACAGCGTAGTGCATAGCGTCGTTCTTATAGTCTTTACCTATACTAATCTTTCTTATTAACTTCGCCATTTTCTTTTGGATAGTTTATTGTACCTGTTTGAACATCTATATCAGCAGTGCCATAATCTTTTTCAAACTCATCTCTCATTTTCCCTACTTCTTCTTGTAGTACTGATATATTATGAAGCATCGCGTGTTTCTTAGTCTCCATTTGTCCTATCTCCATTTGAGATCTATTTATATTACTAATAATATCTTGGACTTTTGCTAATTGTTCATCAGTAATTTTTTCTGCCTTAGGTTTTAAGTCTACTACCTCTTCTTTTTTCTTTGTTTTTGCCATTTTATTTAATTTAAGTTAATTATTTATTTATTTTCCTATATAAGCTATCATAGCTCCAGCGCCTCCATTCTTAATCTCAGCGCTAGTCCATCTTCCGTAAATTGTTACGCCAGCTGGAAATGTATTGCTACCATCTACTATAACACCACCACCACCACTAATAGCAGTTTCAGATCCTACAGAAACATTATGTGCAGCAACATCCGTACCAATATGCTCGTAATCAGCATCGGAAGTATCACCCGTTAAACCACCAGCATTAACCCCAAGTGTTTCGAGTTGAGTATCTGCTAAAAACGTAATTGCTATAAAAACTTTATTTGTTGGAGGAGTTATTTTTCCATTTGCACTATCTGCAAAAACAGAACCCATAACACCTAATTCGTTTCTACCTGGTATATATCCCATAATTTTATTTTTTTACTTTTTCTAGTGATCTACCGCCAAAATAAGCACCAATCACCGTTATTAATACTAATTGTAATAAATCAACCCAAGTTGATTTTACTTCAAATTTTAATGCACCTGCATCTATAAATATTAATAACATGGTGCATACTATTAAAAATATTAATACCATTGGTCTTACGTTTTTACTAAGCCAAGAGTCTGATTTTAAATCTGCTTCCCAACGTGCTGTAATGTTTTTTTCCATTTCAACTTCGTAGTTAGCAATTAATTCTTTTATTTTTCTTTCTGCTTCTAATTTTTCTTCTTCTGATGTGTGTAAGTTATCCACAACATCACCAACTCCTTTAACTAAATCTGCAGCTCCTCCAGAAAGTATTTTTCCTAACATATTATTTTGTTTTTACTTTTTCAAATGCACTAATACCAAAACATCCTAGTGTTACCATGACGAATGAATTATATATAGTGTCATTAATTTCTAATTCTCCGCCTCCTACATATCCCATATATATAACAGCGGTACCTAAATCTATAATAGCAAACAATACCATTACAGCAAAAGATATAAAACCAACTACATTCTTTTCGTTAATATCGTTTTTATCTTTAAATAGTTTCCACATACTAAATCGTTTGCTCATTACCGTTGTTAGCATCGTCTTCCCAAGGAAAACCATGATCACCAGCTTCCTTCCATTCTCCATCTACTAATATAGAATCAACACCGTTGATATTCATTCTCTCAAATCTTTCACCATTATAAGTTATATGATCATCAGCGTAAGATAGTTTACCTGTTTTTATATCAGTAGCGTGTCTCATTTCGTGATTTATCACTTTTCTCTCCTCAAAACTACCAGGTGTTATATTCTCGTTAATATATATAGACCCATCCATATTAGCCTCACCCATAATTCCTTCTTCTAAAGGTACTCTAATAACTGGTGTGCCAGGTACAGATATATCAGCATCACCAGCTTGCTTACCAAAACGCATTTTTGTTTTGATTTCGCCGCCAGTAGCTTCGAATCCTCTATTTTTACCTAGTTTAAATCCCATTTATTCTTCTTTTTTCTTTTTGAGTTTCTCCTCGTGTCCTTTATGTAATTTATCGATATCTTTTTCAGAGAAACCTTGTCTACTTAACCAATCTATCATTGCAGGATCTATTGGATTTCCCGCGGTAGTTGTGTCTGAGTGAGTTTTTGGTAAGTCATCTTCATTTTTTATTGGAGACTTAAAAGGGAAAGCACTAGCATTTCCTTGGTACTTCATTTTGTAAGTACTTTTCTTTTTCATTGCTGAGCTTGTGTTTGGCTTGAATTTTGGCATAGTTATCTGTCTTTATCTTTAATCATATCATCTATAGCTTTATTATAAACTTTATCTGTATATGATTTATTATTATAAAATATACTTCTTTCTGATGTAGGAAGATCTTCCTCACCTAGAAGTATTCTGTAAATTCTACTTATCATTTGAGAGCATTTCCAAGAGGTTTTAAAAACTGAATACATTATAGTTGTTCTATTCCTGTGCCTCCAAGTTTCTATCCAACCTTCTCTTTTTAATCTCTCCCATCTTGCTTTATCCCACGAGTATGTATAAACTCCGTTGATAAAATCGTTTCGTGTAAATCTTCCT